AAGATATTTACCGGGAAGCTGAACAATCTGTTCAACGGGATATTGAAAGCTGGTATCAGCGTTTTGCCACCAATAACAAGGTGACTTTGGCTGAAGCCCGGAAAATGTTGACCGCTGGACAGCTTGAAGAATTCAAGTGGACGGCTGAACAATATGTGAAAGCCGCACAGCGGGCCGACCTTTCCCCGGAGTGGATCAAGAAGTTGGAAAACGCGTCAACCCGCTTCCATGTCAGCCGCCTTGAAGCAATCCAACTGCAAATTCAACAGCAGATTGAACTTTTGTACGGCAATCAGGTAGATGGGATTGATGATCTTCTGAAGAAGCTGGTTTCCAATGGGTACACCCAAGGGGCCTTTGAAATTCAAAAGGGCATTGGCCTTGGATGGGATTTCACCGCCCTGAACCAGAAGAAACTTGAAGCCTTACTTTCAAAACCGTGGACAACGGACGGGCGGACTTTTCGGGATCGCTGTTGGCTGAACAAGGCTGATTTGGTGGACACCGTAAACAAGGAACTGATTCAGGGAATGTTGCGAGGTGATCCACCGGCCAAGATTATCACGGCCATTCAAAAGCAGTTCGGAACGGCCCGTTATAAGGCAAGGCGGCTGGTGCATACGGAAACCACCTATTTCAATGCTGTTTCCAAAATCCAGATGTATAAAGATTTGGGTGTGGATCAGATTGAAATTGTGGAAACGCTGGATTCCCGCACCTGTGCGGTATGTCAGCCCCTTGATGGTACGGTGATTCCGCTGGCCCAATATGATCCGGGGGTGACTGTCCCGCCCTTCCACCCAAATTGCCGGGGAACCACTTGCCCCCATTATGACGATATGGACGGTGAAAGAGCCGCCCGCACCGCTGATGGAAAGGTGTACTATGTCCCGGCCAACATGAAATATGCCGATTGGAAGAAGGCTTTTGTGGATGGTGTGAAGGATGATTTGACGGTCGTCATAGCGGGAGAGGTATTGAAGCGGGTTCGGGATTATGAAAGTGAGTTCGGCAAGAAATTTGGAAAAGAGCACTATGATGAAATCAGGGATCGGGTAGATGCCTGTGAAAATGCAGACCTTCAGAAAGTGTGGGACGCTTATGAAGGCAAGATCACGGTTGCTGACCCTCACCATAGGGGCGGCGCTTACTGTTCCGGTAACAACATCTATGTGAACATTGAAACTGACGCAAAAGGCAAATCGTGGAGTTCTCCCTATGCAACCACCTTCCATGAAAGCGGCCATGCCATTGACGGCCTAACGGCCCACTTTGGAAGCACAAACGGACAATGGCACCTTTCTTCCACCTATAAAGATGGCCTGTTCCCCAAAACCATCAAAGAAGAAGTTGATGATTTGGTGAAATCCATTCTTGCCGATATGAAAGACCACAAAGATGATTTTTCCTATTGGGTGCAGAAAGGTTGGATGAGCCAAAACACGGCAGATTATTACCTGAAGTATGGGGGCTTCAAAGTCAAGAAATCCTATGCTTACGCCGCCCTTCAGAATGAAATCAAGAGTTTGTCCCCATTGCAGTACGGAGATCTTTCTGATATATTGGAAGGGGCCACTCGTGGAAAAATCCAGTGTGGTATTGGACACGGAGGCGGTTCTTACTGGACAAATCGAACTTATAACGGGGTTGAATGGGGGCTTGGAACGGAAGCCTTTGCTGAAATGACTTCTGCAACCATGACTTCCCCAGAGAGTTTGGAAACCATCAAGAAATATCTCCCCAAATCTTATGCCATGTATGAAGATATGCTGAAACTGATTTCCGGTCAAATTTAAGGGGGTGTTTTCCATGTTTGAATTGATTGAACAATACACTGAAAAATTCAATGAGAATTTCCCGTTATTCGCCCTGATGGGGGTAGATGATGAAGAAATTGAAGCTATTCTTCAGGAATGTTTGGATAAGGGAACCCCTTACCGGCCACCTGATCTGGACGAAAAATCTTTATATTGATGATCTGACCACCACCGGCCTTCTGGTCGGCGGTGGTTTTTTCATACCTATTCGCCGTTTCTCGGTTGTGGGCGGAAAACAGAGCCGGGGGAAATCGTGGTTCCTGGCCCACGGTAAAAAAGGATTTTATGATGGAGGTATCACACTATGACGAAAGAAAAGCTGATGGAGTGGGGCTTGACCGAGGAACAGGCCAACAAGGTTATGGGAGGGCTGAACGGTTCCTTTGTGACCAAGAGCCGGTTCAATGAAGTGAACACGGAACTTCAGACCGCCAAGAAAACCATTGGTGAACGGGATCAGCAGTTGGAAGCCCTGAAGAAATCCACCGGCGACACGGAAGCCCTTCAGACCCAAATCACCCAACTTCAGGCTGATAACGCCCAGCAGAAGAAAGCTCATGAAGCGGAAATCAAGGCCCTGAAGATCAGCAATGCCATTGATGTGGCCCTGACTAATGCCAAGGCCAAAAATAACACCGCTGTAAAGGCGCTGTTGGCTACATTCTTGGAGAAGGCGGAACTGGCTGATGATGGTACGGTGAAAGGGCTGGATGATGAAATTGGCAAGCTGACCAAGGGCGAGGACACGGCTTTTCTGTTCGACACCAGCGGCAAGGCCAAGTTCAAGGGGGCTAAGGCTGCTGAAAAGAGTGACCCCCACAACCAGCCCACCGGGGATGATCTTTCCAAAATGTCCTATGACGAACTGTGCAAGTACATGGAGGAAAACCCGGATGCGGTTTTGGAATAACCCACACAATTTGACTACACAGAAAGGAAGTTTGAACGATGGCTAACAGCAAGTTTGATGCAAAGTCTTTCAACCCTGAAGCGTTTAAGTACATGGTTGGCCGTGTGCCTAACTTGACCCTGAACGCCCTGAAGAAGTCCCGTGCGCTGGCCGGGAACCCTGACATTCGGGCGGTGTTCACCAGTCAGAACGGCACCGCTTACGCCCGTCTTGCCATGCGTGGCCTTTTGGATGGGGATGCGGTGAACTATGACGGTGAGACCGATATTACCGCCACTTCCACCAAGACCTTTGAACAGGGCATGGTGGTTGTTGGCCGTGCCAAGGCATGGACTGAAAAGGACTTCAGTTATGACATTACGGGCGGCGTGGACTTCATGGGCAATGTGTCCGCACAGGTTGCGGAGTACAAGGACACCTTGGATCAGAAAACCCTTCTGTCTATCCTAAAGGGTGTTTTTGCTATGCCCACCAGTGATGCCAAGAACAAGGAATTCGTGGAGAAGCACAGCACCACAATTTATGCTCCTATGAGCGCCACCACCCTGAACAGCGCCGTGAACAAGGCTTGTGGAGCCAATAAGCAGAAGTTTTCTTTGGTGTTCATGCACAGTGATGTTGCCACCAACCTTGAAAACATGAAGCTGTTGGAGTTTATGAAGCAGACGGACGGTGACGGCATTCAAAAGGATTTGACCCTTGCTACTTGGAATGGCCGCACCGTGGTTGTAGACGATGATCTTCCCGCCGTGGCCGGTTATGGCGATGCCGATGCAGAAACCCCCGGTGCTTTGAAGATCGTTGCTTCTGGCGGCGACAATAGCACCACCATTAATCTTGCAAGCGCCACCCCCTACTTTGGCACCCGTACCCTTGCGGCCGATATGTATGTGGTTCCCGCTACGCAGTACACCACATACATTATGGGTAACGGCGCTATCTCCTATGAAGATATTGGGGCCAAGGTGCCTTATGAGATGGCCCGTGACCCCAAGACCAAGGGCGGTGAAGATACCCTGTATATGCGTCAGCGCAAGGTGTTCAGCCCCTATGGTATCAGCTATGAGAAGAAAAGTCAGACCAAGCTGTCCCCCACTGACACTGACTTGGAGAATGGGCAGAACTGGACGCTGGTTCACAGTGGTGAAAGCACCGCTTCCCAGCGCACCTATATCAACCACAAGGCCATTCCCATTGCCCGGATTCAGTCTTTGGGCTGATGGAATAATGGTGGTGATTCCCGTTGCGTGAACAGGTTATTGCAATGCTTACGGCCCTTGGCGTAACGGGGGCCGCTGTTGATCCGCTGTTGGACATGGTGATTACTAATGTCCAATGGCGGATCAAAAATTTGACCAACCTTCGGGAAGTCCCTGAAGGGCTGGAAAGTATGGCCGTATCTATGGCGGTTGGTGAATATCTGAACATGAAAAAGGCCAATGGGCAGTTGGAAGGGTTTGACCTTGAAGCGGCGGTAAAACAAATTCAGGAAGGCGATACCAACACGGTTTTTGCCATTGGGGGTGGTAATTCCACCCCAGAACAGCGGTTGGACAGCCTGATCAACTTCCTGATCAATGGCCGGATGGATGAAATCTACCGGTATAGGCGGTTGGTATGGTGAACGCCCAACGCAAAGCCCTTGAACGGTTGTGGAAAGACCGTTGCACCGTCTATAAGCGGGAAAAGGTGAAAGACCCCACAACCAAACTAACTGATTTTGTGGAAACGCCGCTTCTTCAAGATCAGCCCTGCAAACTGTCCTTTGAAACTTTAACTTCAAGTTCTGGTGATTCGGTTGCCACCGTTGCCCAAAATGTGAAGCTGTTTCTTTCCCCTGATGTGAATATTCCCGCTGGCTGTAAGATCGTGGTGAAAAGGTTCAATGACCTTGAACGGGAATTCACCTATTCCAAGAGCGGTGAAGCGGGGGTTTTCACCAACCACCAAGAAATCCAACTGGTTCCGTTCAAAGGGTATGCCTAATGAGCAAGTGGGGGAAATGCGATTTCAAGCAACTGGAACAGTTGAACAAGCGAATGGAACGGCTGATGAAGGCTGACTTGGATAAATTCTGCCGAGATGCCGCCAAAGACCTTGCAAGCCGGTTGTTGCGGAAGGTTGTGAAGCGAACGCCGGTTGTATATGGAACTTTGCGTGACGCATGGGCGGTAATGCCTGTGGGCCACAGGGGAACCCATTACACGGTTGTTGTGCTGAATAACCTTCAATATGCGTCCTATGTCGAATACGGCCACCGGCAAAAGCCGGGGCGGTTCATCCCCGGTTATTGGGAAAGTGACCGCTTTGTTTATGATCCCGATGCGGAAGGCGGGATGGTGCTGAAGCAGAATTGGGTGAAGGGGCACTATATGCTGACGATTTCCACACAAGAGTTGGAACAGCAAGCGCCCGCACTGCTGGAAAAGAAGCTATACAAGTTCCTGAAGGGGTGTTTCGATGCTTAATGAGATTATTAAAGGAATTTCAATGGCGCTGAACACCGCCTTTGGGGATGGGTATGAAATCTATCAGAACGATGTGGAACAGGGCTTGAAAGAGCCTTGTTTTTTTATCGCCGTTTTGAAACCGGAGATCACCCCTATGTTGGGGCGGCGGTTCATCAAGCGGAACCCATTTGACATTCAGTATTTTCCGACCAACCCCCGCAATAATGCGGAAATGTTCACCGTTGCGGAAACGATGATGGAAGCCTTGGACTTCATCACGCTTCCGGGCGGTGATCTTTTGCATGGAACCAGCGTGAATTATGAGGTTGTGGACAATGTACTTCACTTCTTTGTGAACTATAACTTGCCCATGATCCGCCCCGCTGAAGAAACCTATATGGAAACTTTGGAAGCCGAGGTTGGAACTACGAAAGGATAAGTGTTCATGGCAAAGAGAAAAACCACTGTAACAGTGGAGGTTGAAGCCGTGATGGAACAGAAACAGGCCCCGCCCGTTTCCAAGGCCCCGGTTTTCACCAAAAGAAATATCTTGACCTTCCAGCGATACGCCAAGCGGCGTGATCTTCTGTCCGTTTTGCTGGAAGATGGAAAGGAATACACGATGGAGCAGGTGGACAGCTTGCTTCAAAACTTTTTCAAGAAAGGCAAGGTGAATTGATATGGCCCTTGGCGGCGGCACTTTTTTGACGCAGAACAAGATTCTGCCCGGTGCATATATCAACTTCATTTCGGTTGCGAATGCAAGCGCCACCCTCTCTGATCGTGGTATTGCGACCATCCCCCTTGAAATGAATTGGGGGCCTGAAGGTGAGGTTATCACCGTTGAACTTGGAGAGTTCCAGAAGGATTCCCAAAAGATTTTTGGTTATGCGTACACGGCGGATGAACTGAAGCCCATGCGTGAGATTTTCAAACACGCTAAAACGGTTCATTTTTTCCGCCTGAATTCCAGTGGCACAAAGGCCGCTTGTACCTATGCAACGGCCAAATATCCCGGCACCCGTGGGAATGACCTTCGCATTGTCATTGAGGAAAATGAAAACAGTCAGCCGGAAAGTAAACTGTATGATGTTGCCACTTTCCTTGGCACTGTCCAAGTGGATCAGCAGAAGGCCATTTCTAAAATGACTGACCTGAAGCCCAATGATTATGTGGACTTCAAAACAGAAGCAAGCCTTGCTGTGACCGCTTCCACCCCCCTTACCAGCGGCACCAATGGGAGTGTGGAGGATGCGGCTTATCAAACCTATCTGGATAAGATGGAAGCCTATACCTTCAACGCTATGGGTTGCCCCACCAACAAATCCACCATTGCTGAACTGTTTTCTGCCTTCTGTAAGCGGATGCGGGATGATGTAGGCAAGAAGTTTCAGGTGGTATGCTTCCGCAAGCTGGCCGACTATGAAGGCACCGTGAGTGTGAAGAACACCATCGTTGGTGAAACCGATAATCCCGCCCTGATTCCTTGGGTAACTGGTGTGGTTGCTGGAACCGCTGTGAACAAGTCTGCAACCAATATGGACTATGATGGGGAATATCAGGTTGATACTGATTACACCCAAAGCGAACTGGAAGCCGGCATTCTGGAAGGTTCGTTCATGTTTCATCTGGTGGATGAAAAGGTTGTGGCTTTGGAGGATATTAATACCTTCATTTCCGTGACTGATGAAAAGTCTGGGGACTTTTCCAGCAATCAGACGATTCGGGTTCTGGATCAGATTGCCAATGATATTGCTGTTCTGTTCGGCAAGAAGTACATTGGCAAAGTTCCCAACGATGCTTCTGGGCGGATCAGCCTGTGGAACGATATTGTGAAGCACCATCAAGAACTTCAGAATATCCGGGCCATTGAGAACTTCACTAGCAATGATGTAACGGTTGCCCAAGGCGACACCAAGAAGGCTGTTGTGGTAACAGACTATGTTACCCCGGTCAATGCTATGGCCCAACTTTATATGACCGTCTATGTTCAGTAAGAAAGGGGTGTAAATCCATATGAACACAGTGATGAATGCTAAAGATGCTGTTTATGGTAGCTTGGCCGAGTGTTTTGTAACGATTGACGATAATCGTTACAATTTCATGAGCCTGACTGAGTTTGAAAGTCAGTGGGAAGTGAATGTGACAGAAGTTCCTGTTTTGGGCAAGGTGGGAATGGGCCACAAGGCTGCGGGAGGAAAAGGCACTTGGAGCGGCACCGCTCATTACAATCAGTCTATTTTTCGCAAGATCGCTGACACTTATCAGAAAACAGGTGTCATGCCTTATTTTGAAATTCAGGTGACAAATGAAGACCCCACCAGCGCTGTTGGTCGGCAGACGATTATTCACCATGATTGCTTGTGTGACACTTTTACGCTTGCAAAGTTTCAGGCCGGGGAAGAACTTCTGGAAGAGGATTTGTCCGGCACCTTTGAATCTTGGGATATGCCCGAAACCTTCAATCTGCTGGCGGGAATGGAGTAACATTGCCAAAACCCGCCCCATTTTGATCATGTGGGCGGGTTTTTCTTTTTTCAATTTCAAAATAGGAGGATTTTAACAATGAGCCTTTCTGCATTTTTGACCAAGAACACTATTCAAGTGGAGAATGTAAAGTATGTTGCGTCCAAGCGGTTTTTGTCTGATAACCATGAACTGGATGAACGGGGGAACCCCATTGTGATTGGGAAAACCGTAGATGGCAAGCCTATCCACAAAATGAAGCCTATGGAGTGGGAGATCAGGGCTATTACCGGCACGGAAGATGAGGCCCTTCGGAAATCTTGTGCCAAGCGGGTTCCCATTCCCGGCAAGAAGAACCAGTATCAGAAGGAAACCGACTATGATATGTACCTTGGAAAGCTGGCTGTGGCCTGTACGGTGTTCCCAGACCTGAACAACAAGGAACTTCAGGATGATAGAAAAGTGATGGGCGCTGAAGCCCTGCTGAAAACCATGCTGACCCCTGGCGAATATACTGATTATTTGCAAAAGGTTCAGGAGGTTTGCGGATTTGAAACCACCCTTCAGGACGAGGTGGACGAGGCAAAAAACTAATTGAAGAAGGTGATGGTGAAGCGAATATTGCTTACTATTGCCTTCACGAACTGCATTTGACACCTTCCCAATTTACTAACCTTGAACGCCAAGAACGGGCCTTCATCATTGCCGCTATTGAAGTTCGGGTTGAACGGGAAAAGAAGAAGCAAAAAGAGATTGAACGGAAACAGCGCCGGGGTCGCAGAAAGTAACTGTTGGCCCCGGCCTTCTGCTATGGAAAGAAGGTGAACCCCTATTGGCAACCATTAGAACGGCAATCGCTCTGTATGATGGTGTAACTTCCCCGCTGAAATCCATGCACAAGGCCATGAACATTGTGCTGAACAGCTTTGAAGCCATGCAACGGGCTTCGGGTAATTCTGTGGACACTTCAGCCATTCGGGAAGCCCGTGAAGAACTGGCAAGAGCCGGGGTCGCCTTCGATTCCATTGAACAGAATATCCGGGACGCTGGCAACCAGCAAGACCGCTTCAATCAGCGGATCAGGAATGGCGCTACCGCTGCTGATGGCCTTTTGAGCAAGCTGAAGGGCGTTGCGGCCACGGTGGGCGGATTAGCGGCAGTAAAAAAGATTCTGGATATTTCGGATCAATTTTCAAACACCAACGCCCGGTTGAATAATGCCATGATCAATTTTGATGATGGCGGTTCCCTTGCTGACCTTGAAAAAAAGGTGATGGCTTCGGCGCAGCGATCCAGAACGTCTTATATGGATGCCGCTTCTTCCATTGCAAAATTGGGACTAAATGCCCGTGATGCGTTTGGAAGCATGGATGAAGTGATTGCCTTCCAAGAACTGATTAACAAGCAGTTTATTATTGGCGGCGCAAGTGTTCAGGAACAGCAAGCCGCTATGATCCAGCTTACCCAAGCAATGGCTTCTGGTGTTCTTCGTGGTGAAGAACTGAACAGCGTATTTGAACAGGCCCCCGGAATTATCCAAAGCATAGCAGATTATTTGGATGTTTCCATTGGCGAAATCCGGGCTATGGCGGCAGAAGGTCAACTGACCGCTGATGTGGTGAAAAACGCTATGTTTGCGGCGGCGGATGATATTGAAACCAAGTTTTCAAATATGCCCAAAACATGGGGGCAGATTTGGATTGGGATGCAGAATAAGGCCCTGTCTATTTTCAACCCCATTCTGACCAAAATCAACCGGATTGGAAACAGCGCCAAGTTCCAGAAAGTGACCACCGGCCTGATGAACGGCCTTGCCGCTGTTGCAAATGTGGCTTCTTCAGTGCTGGATATTCTGATTTCCGTTGCTTCGGTGATCGTTGATAATTGGAGTTGGATTCAGCCCGTCATTATGGGCATTGTGGCCGCTATGCTGATTTATAACGGCGTGGCGCTGGTGACAAACGCCATTATGGGTGTTCAGGCAATAGTCAAGGGCGTTCATGCGGCCGCAACTGCTATGGAAGCGGGAGCCACTTTTACCGCTACTGTGGCCCAGAAGGGCCTGAATGCGGCTTTGTTGGCTTGCCCCCTTACATGGATCATCATTCTGATTATCGCCGTTATAGCGGCCATTTATGCGGCTTGTGCGGCCATTGCAAAATTCACCGGAATTGCCAACAGTGGATTTGGTGTAATTTGCGGCGATATTATGGTGGTAATCGCATTCTTTAAAAACCTTGGCCTGTCCGTGGCGAATATCGCCTTGGGTATTTGGAACGCTTTGGGGGCCTGTGCTTCCAATATTGGCACGGCTTTTCATAATGTAATTTCAAATGTTCAGGGGTGGTTTTATAATTTGCTTTCTACCGCCCTTACGATTGTAGCCGGTATCTGTGAAGCCCTGAACAAATTGCCCTTTGTGGAATTCGATTATTCCGGCATTACCAGCAAGGCAAGTGAATACGCCGCAAAATCGGCTGAAGCCTACGGGAACATTGAAGAATATAAAAGTGTAGCGGATGCTTTTCGTGAAGGTATGTCCACTTTTGACACCTTCCAATCTGGATGGGCTTCTGAAGCCTTTGCTTCCGGTTCTGCGTGGGGTGACGGTGTAGCGGACAAGGTTTCCGGACTGTTCGACTTTTCTGCAATGGACAGCATGGGAGCCGCTGATGGGCTGGATGCCTTCAACCTTGGCAATACCCTTGATGGTATCTATGGTAACACCGGGGACACAGCGGGGAACACCGCCGCCATGAGTGAAGCCCTTGATATTGCTGAAGAAGATTTGGCCTATATGCGGGATATTGCCGAGCGGGAAGCAATCAACCGGTTCACCACCGCTGAAATCAAGGTTGAACAGCAGAACACCAACTATATCAGCCAAGATACTGATTTGGATGGGATCATGGACGCTTGGGCCAATGATTTTGCCACCAAACTTGATGTTTCGGAAGAAGGGGTGCATGAGTAATGGCGTACACAATGTACTTGGATGGTGTACTAATGCCCATCACCCCTTCCAAGGTGAAGGTGAAAATCAACAACCAGAATGAAACCCTGACGCTGATCAACGGCGAGGAAATCAACATTTTGAAGGCGGCGAGGTTGACCGATGTTAGTTTTGACCTGCTTTTGCCCCAAGTGTCCTATCCCTTCACCAATGGCGGGGCGCAATCCGCAGATTATTACCTTTCCCTGTTTGAACGGCTGAAAACGGGCAAGAAACCGTTCCAATGGATATTGAACCGGGAAAAGCCCAATGGGGGCCGGTTGTTTTACACCAACCTGACTGTGGGGCTGGAAGATTACCAGATCACGGACGATGCGGAAGAAGGCTTTGATATTACAGTGACCGTGAGCCTGAAGCAATACCGGCACTATGGCACAAAAACTGTGACCGTCCAACCGGCCCCAACCCCCGCCGCAAAACCCACCGCCACGGTGGAGCCGCCCAAGCGGGAAACCAGTCAAGCCCCCAAGCAATCCACCTATACGGTAAAATCCGGGGATTGCCTTTGGAATATTGCCAAGAAATATTTGGGGGATGGTTCCCGATACAATGAGATTTACAACCTGAACAAAGATAAAATCAAAAACCCGAACCTGATTTATGCCGGTCAGGTTCTTACTTTGCCTTCCTGAAAGGGGTGATCCGCTTGTCTATTGAACTTCTGATTCAGAATGGTTTCACAATTTATTATCCAGTTGTTGAAGAAGGGGTTTCTTTGACATGGGAGCGGAAAGGCACCCCCGGCAAGCTGGAATTTACAGTAATCAAAGACGGGGTTTTGAACTTTCAGGAAGGCAACCCGGTAAAGCTGACGGTGAACGGCACCACCATGTTCTATGGCTTTGTGTTCACCAAGAGCCGCAAGGCAAACAGTGTGACCATTGATGTTGTGGCCTATGATCAGTTGCGATACCTAAAGAACAAGGACACCATCACGGAAGAAGGGCTGAAGGCTTCTGACCTTCTGAAGCGGCTGGCGGCAGATTTCCGCCTGAACCTTGGGAGCGTGGAAGATACAGGGTACACCCTTGAAACCATTGTGGAAGAAGATAGCACCCTGTTTGACATGATCCAAAATGCCCTTGATGAAACCCTGATGAATACCGGCCAACTGTTCTGCCTTTATGATGATGCCGGGAAATTGACTTTGAAAAACATCAATTCCATGAAGCTGAATTTGCTGATTGATGAAGAAACCGGGGAAACCTTTGACTATTCATCCAGCATTGATGAACAGACCTACAATAAAATCAAGCTGACCTATGACAATGAGCAGACCGGCAAGCGGGAACTGTATATTGCACAGGACGGGGAGAAGATGAACCAGTGGGGCGTTTTGCAGTATTTTGAAGCCTTGCAAAGCGCCACCGGAGCCGCCGCCAAAGCCGATGCCCTTTTGAAGCTGTATGATCAGAAAACCCGGAAGCTGACGGTGAAG